TTCCCATCCGAGGGCTTGGGTAGAGAGCCAAGGGAAGGTCCCGGAGAGGCCGGGATTAAGGGCGAAGGAGAAAGGGACAGTAAAGGAAGAAGTCCCAACGATGCTCGCGATAAGCTCTCGGTGCTTGATGTTGGTGGATCTAGCATCGCCTCGAATGCGAGGCTCGGAGGATAGTTGTCCTCGGGAGTAAGCAGACGCGGCAGAAACGGCTCGAAGACCGGGATTCTTCGGTCGAGAGGGACCGGAGACGGATCGAACCTACTTCTTTTTTCCCGAAGAAGCGAATAGACGGGGATTGGAGAAAGGGTTCTTCCCTTTCTGGGCATTCTTTTAACGCTGCATATTGCAAGGAAAGAATGTTGGTTGTCTTGTGGGGGAGGCCCGAGACGAGCGGGGACTGTACATCCGTTTAGCCCTGAAAGAGGGTGAGCCGTGCAGTCTCTCGGCATTTTGGTTAGCACGGAAGTATTAAGATCCGTAGACCACCGTTTTGGTCAATGGGAGCAGAAGCTCCCACCTAAACGAACCCCCGGAGTTTATAGACTTCACGGTCTCACGATGATCCCCTCATCTCTAATATTTAGAGCTTCCCTTCCGACTCCAACGGAATCCAAAGGGCCGGTCAACGACCGGAGTTGGGGCACCAAAATCCCGCCAGAACTCAGCGGCAGCCATCTGACGAAGGCGGCCGGCCGAGGGAGGTTTTGGGAGAGGTGGTACCACAACACGGGGCGGAGAGAGATGGGAGGGAAGGACAAGGTGAATGTCCTCCAGCTCCCAATCCTCCGGTTCAGAGGTCTTGATGATGACCTGAACATCAAAGGTGGGCACAGAGACATCCTAAAAAGGGATGAGGGGCGCGTAAACAGGGAGAAGTTCACGTCTGCGAGAGCCTACGGAGGGAATGGGGTCACTAGATGCGACCTGGTCGAAGGTGTGTCGCGAGACTCGTACTGGGAAGTACGGGAATTCGGACATCTTGTCCAGGGGATGCAAGTCTAGGACTTAGCCATACCTACGTGTAAGATGCCGTAGACGTTTGGAACTTAACCGACAAGACGCGTGGGAGGTAAACCTCCCCCCCTCATCGTCCTCAGGGTCATCCTACCCAATAACCATGGCTGAGGCCATGGCGAGGGGGGAGATGCCAGAGGAGTCTAAGAAGGGCTCATATCCCTCGGGTAGCGGAGTACCGAGAGGATAGAGCTCGACTTCGACACGACGGGGTCGATGTCCCAGGAGCTGTGTGCCGATGGACTCAGTCTCGAGAAAGACGAGAGAGTCGAGCGAAAACCCAGACTCCTACCCCTCATAGGTATGAAGGGCAGAGAGCCAAAGCGCAGTTGCAATTCTACGCTAAGCCGGGGAGAACCGAGGTTCAATACCCGGGGGAATTTAGAAGCCAAGACCTCCCAATAATGGGTGGGCAAAGAGATTGAGTACGACTTTTCCAAAGGAAGTCTGTCGACGAATCTCTCTTCGGTGGTAATGAAGAAACCACTTATGCGCCTAGGAAGGAGAAAGGGCCGAGAGGACGGAGCCGGCGTGCCAACCCGAAAGAGGGAGGGCGCCGAGAGACTCACGACCCGTCAGCTTGGCTTGGCCAGTGAGTAAGCCGACGTTAAGATACCCTCCTATGGCGATAGAGGGGACTTAGGATATGAAGTAGGGGATGTTACTCTCCTCCATATCCGCCCAGGACCAACCTCGCCAAAAACGGGAGGGGGTCGGG